GATGCTATCCTGCAACGGCAAGAATGCGAACTACGGCCGCATCCAAGCGGCTGACATCTACTCCTATGTGGGTGGCTATAACTTCATCAACGCCACCATCGCACCGCTCCGAGATACCAAATTCAATCGCCTTAAGAGTGAGTTGAAGGTCGTGGAGGCCGGGTGGATGGGCAAGGCCATCATCGCATCCGAAACCATTCCCTACACCGACATTCTCGTCCACGGACACAACGGCTTGGTCATCCCCTACGGCAAGAAAGACGCTTGGTACAAGGCAGTGCGGAAGTTCATCAATGAACCCGACTACGCTCGTTCCTTGGCCGTGCAGTTGAGTAAGGATGTGCGTGAACGCTTTGACATCACCAAAACCGCAGAGCGCAGGGCCGAACTTTACCGGGCCATAGGTCGCAAATTGTGAAATTTCAGGGGTTGCTACATTTAGGATTAGGATGATATACCTATCCCCAAACACCACGAACACGATTGTCGTCACTTGGACGCAACGGGCATCTTCGGGCGACCGCTATATCTTGCGGCTGACCAACATCGCCAAGAACGTCAGCACCGACTTCACTCTGCTGAAATCGGCCAACCTTTCTTCATACACCAACCGCTATGACAAATTTTCGCTTGCCGTGGGGTCGCTTGAAACAGGCTCGTATCGTTATGAAGTTTACGATACCAATAGCACGGTTAGTGCAGCCGTTGCGGTGGTTGAAACGGGCTTGGCGTATGTACAGATAATTTCGCTGACATTTAACACCTTCGCAAATTCCATCCAGTACACCATCTTCGGGGCTTCCGACGAGGGTGTCTTTGACCAAACCTTTGACCAATCTTTCGCATGAGCGTACAAACTCGCACCCAGTTGCAGGCAAGTGCCGCAACCATCACCAACGAAACCGTCGCAGGAGCCAACACCGCCGCCCGTGTGGGTGGTCTATTCGATGACCTTGCCGATACCGCAACCTTGGACCGAGAACGGGGTGTTGCGAATCGTTACATTGACACCCCTACCAACTGGACACCAACGCAAGGCCAAGCGGTTAAACTCACCGCAACGATGAAAGCGGGGGTTGTCAGTACCTACAACTTCACAAGCACAAGCTCGTCCATCACCTATACAGGCACAACGCAGGCGATGCTTCGAGTGTCGGTGAACATGGTGCTATCCCAAGGGAACGGCAACCAAATAAAGATTTACATCGCCAAGAATGGCGCAATTATTGCGCAATCGTTGGCTGACATTACGCTATCGCACAACAACGGCCATGAGGTCTTCACCGAAACGGTTCTGCAAGGCGCAGCAAACGACGAGTTCACAATCTACATCAACGCCGTGAATGACGGCGGGAGCATCGCATTTGAATCCCTATCCTTCACAGTCCACACGCTATGAGCATAAAACAATCATTCACCCAATGGCTTGGGATTGAACACAAAGTACCCGTAATGCTCGAAAACAAAGCGGGCAAGTACATCACCTACGGTGCGTTCAATGAGTACCCATACTACCTGCTGGACAACTACCGCAGGAGTTCAAAACACAATGCGATAGTTAACGGAAAAGTTAACTATATCATGGGCGGTGGATGGAAAGCAGGGGATAAGATGACCGTGGAGCAACAAGCCCGCTACGCCAAGTTCTTTGACGGGTTGAGCGAACACGACGACCTGAACGACATCACCGAGAAACTCGTTTTGGACTTGGAGATTTTTAACGGCTTTGCAGTTTGCGTCCATTGGAATAAGATGGGAACTATCGCCAAGATGGAGCATATTCCCTTCGAGAAAATCAGGGTTGACAAAGAAGAGCGGATGTTCCAAGTTGCAGAGTGGTACAACGACGACATGGTGCAACTCTACCCCAAGATTGGCGATGTCGAGAAAATCCCCGCCTTTGACGCTGACAACCGCATCGGCAAGCAGTTGTTCTACTATCGTGTTTACGCTGCTGGCGTGAAGCACTATCCTCTCCCCGAATACATCGGAGGGAACGCTTGGATTGAGGCTGATGTGCAGGTTGCGAACTTTCACAACAATAACCTCCGCAACAACTTTTGGGGTGGTTACCTGATCAACTTCAACAACGGCATTCCTACCCCCGAAGAGCAGGGGGATATTGAGCGTCAAATCAAGCGCAAGTTTTCGGGAACGGACAACGCTGGAAGGTTCGTGGTAACCTTCAACGATGATGCCACAAAGGCCCCTACTCTTGAACCGCTGACTCCATCCGACATGGATAAGCAGTTCGAAATCTTGAACAAGGCCATCCAGCAAGAAATCTTCATCTCGCACCGTGTTGTGAACCCAATGTTGTTCGGAGTTAAGACCGAGGGGCAACTTGGTGGAAGGCAGGAACTGGTGGAGGCTTACGAGTTATTCAAGGCCACCTACATCAACGACCGTGTGCGCAAAGTCGAGCGCATGATAAACTACTTGGCGTCGTTTAATGGTGTTGATGGAATCGAATTGATACCCGTTGAGCCGATTACGGAACGATTATCCGAGCAAGCCCTGCTGACCATTATGACGCCCGAAGAACTGCGGGAAAAAGCGGGCCTTCCTCCTTTGGAAAAGCAACCCGCCGATGTGGTTGGACCGAATCCGCAACCTGATGAGCAACCGCAAGCACCAGCGGTGATGAGCAACGACAACATCAAGAAATTGTCGGGCAGGGAATACCAAAACTTGATGCGAATCGTGCGGCACTATGCACAGGAAAAGATTACCTTGGAGATGGCCCGCACCATGTTGTCCGCTGGATTTGGCTTAACCCCCGAAGAAGTGAACACCTTGCTCGGAGTTCAGGAGCAGAAGTTCAGCAACCCTACCGAACCGTGGTGGGGTGAGGAAGATGACGAGAGCGACCTTGGATGGGGCGATGAGGAATACAAGGTACTGGAGGTCGTTGCAAGCAAATTCGGCAGCAATGCGGATGATTATGTTGTCATGAACTCACGGCCAATTCGTTTTGATTCCGACTTGGACGCCCAAGTGCGTCAAGCCTTTGCCGAACTTGGCGAGGAGGAGAAGGAGTTGGATAAGAAGATTGAGGCCTATCGCAAGAAGAACCGTGACGCAAGCGTGGAAGAGATGGCCAAGGAGTTTGGCGTGAGCAAAGCCAAGGTAGCCAAGCGTGTGGCCTATCTTATGAACAAAGACCGTTACCCCATCGCTCGTGCTGCCGACCAAATCGTGGAGAAGAACCTGCCAAAGGGCGTGAAGGAAGTGGCAGAGCCTGTGCTTGAGGTCAGGTACAAATACGCTTGGGCCGCCGGGTTCAGCAATGCGGATAAGAGCAGCAGCCGTGAGTTCTGCAAGGTGATGCTCGACCTCGCTGACCAAGGCAAGGTGTACACTCGTGCCGATATTGACGGCATCAGCAGCATTATGGGCTACTCCGTTTGGAACCGCAGGGGTGGTTGGTACCACATGAAGAATGGCGTGAACCGTCCGCAATGCCGCCACGTTTGGGAGCAGCAAATCGTCATCCGCAAGGGCAATAAAATCACAAAAGCATGAAGGCACTCTTTATCAGCGAACAAACCCTGCTCGACAATTCGGTCATAAACGAGAACGTATCGTTCACGCAGATACGGCCTACCATCGTGAAGGTGCAGGAGATGAGGATCCAACCAATAGTCGGATCGGCCCTGTACTCGGAAATGGTGAGCCAAGTGGTCAGCGGTACGACTACGGCACTCAACACCACGCTCTTGGAGGACTACATCCAACCAGCAATGGTGCAATGGCTTTACTACGAGTTACCCATGGTGCTTGCCTTCAAGTACATGAACAAAGGCATGGTTCGCCGTACCAGCGAGGAATCTTCGCAGATGAGCATGGACGAGATTACAAGGCTCACGGATAAAGTCAAGAACGATGCGGAATGGTACTCGGAAAGGATTACCAGGTACCTCATGGAGAACCGCACCGATTACCCCCTGTTCAACTCCCCTCCTTCGGCTTTGGATACGATCTACCCGAACGGCACGAACTACAACACTGGCATGGCCTTGGATGCAAGAACCCTGCGCCGTGGTGCTGGCTTGGATAGACCTTGGCCTTATGGCTACGACCCTTACTGCAACAACTGCTAACTATGGGCGCACACGCAAAAAACATTTTGAAACTACAAGCCTATGTCTTGGATAAAAATCAAGCAAGCACTCCTGAAC